ATCATTCTGGTAGTAAGCCAAAAACCATAAATAAAAAACCATGTTTAAAATTAAAGAATTCAACAAGGACTGTTTACGCGATCTAATCAGTGATTACGAAGTTATGATTATAAAGGAATACGGATTAATTCCAAAGCATTGGCAAGATCGCATTGACGCAGCCAAGGAGTTTTTAAAGCTCGAAAAGGAACCAGTCGACGTCACAATCATCTGGGGTGCAGATAAAGACTGGACCGAGAGTTATTCTTTTGACTCCGCAGAAGAGAAAAAGGCTTTTATAAAAGGCATTGAAAGTGCGATTGGTTGGCATGATTGGGAACCTAAAATAGAAGACTGATGCACATTTGGAGATCTTTACGCCCTGATGGGGCGCCATGTATTTTTCATTTAGAATACGATCCGGAAACGTTGAAAATAAAAAAGGGTTTAATGTTTCCTTTATCGCCGGAGCTTGATGATGAGGAGCCGCTTGTTGGAGAGGTAATTGATTTTACTGCGGATGCTTTACGCAATCAAATCGTCATGGAGCCAATTGAATTAGAATTAGAAACAATCAGTGAGCTTGATGTTATGCTTAAACAATCATTATGAAAACAGAAATAAAAAAGAAAAAAAGAAGACCTTATCGTAAACATAAAACTGACATTCCAAACTTTGTGAATAGGAATTTATTGATGGACCGTTGTATACAATCGTTAACGGAGATGTCAGGCTATTCAAAAGATCAGCTTTACAATTGCAACACGCGCGACTGCTCATGGTGGAGGCGCCTTGGCGTTTATATACTGGTACAAAAGATGGAATGGACCCAAGAGTCAGCTGGTAAAGCTTTTGGCATGAGTGCTTCAGCTGTAAACCAGATTTTAGATAAATTTGACAAGATGTTGGAAGAAGACCAATACGACATCCGGTTGGTTCCCTATATGGAAAAGCTTTACAACGATATTGCGCTTTAAAATAATGCTTTTATTATTTGGTTGTATAGTATGGGGTTTTTTGATGTTTGTTATCCTTAGATTTTTTGCTGTCTGTTCTCTTGACAAAAGGGATACTGGCAATGAAAATAAAAAAACTAAACATTCATGATGATGAGGAGTTAGAGGGGCGCATGCTTATATTCGGGTTTTGGTTTTCCCAATAAGTGTGCGTCCCTTGCTTTTTTTATAAATTGTTATAATATTACAATCAGGACCAATTTAGTACTGTTTATAAAAACCGAAATTAAAACCAACAAATGAAAGGGTAAAAGATGTCAATAAGACCTAAAGGAAAAAAATGGCAGTATGACTTTATGTATGCTGGCAAGCGTTACAGAAAAAGCTTTACTGATAAAAAAGACGCACAAGCAGAAGAGTTAGATTTTAAAAGGCATCTTGAAGCTGGGTGGTCAATCGATAAGTTTACGAAGACGAGCGAACAAAAACAGAAACTAAAATCAGAGATTAACTTACAGGAGATGTTTGATTTAGTTTTGGATACTCACTGGAAAGGTAAAGCAAACTATGACAATGCCTTCAGCCATTCTAAAATGATCTGTGAGTATTTTGGTTCTAAGATGAAAGTAAAGGACATTGATCTTGTTGAATTAAACGCTTTAAATCTGCATTTAAAACAAGCTGGTAACAGTGATGCAACACGCAAGCTTAAATTTGCTACACTCTCAACGGCCATGACTGAAGTTTTGAAGGCCGGATACATTCAATCAAAGCCGACCTTTCCAAAAATTAAAGTTGATAATGAAAGGTATGTTTTCTTTTCCCGTGAGGAGGAAGCAGAGATACTGGAATTTCTTGAAGCGTCAGGCGAAGATTATTTTTATGACTTTTTTTGCTGGCAAATGGATACTGGTTGCCGTCCTGGGGAATCAAGATCTATAAGACCTGAACATGTAAGGACAGATGACAATCTTGGATTGGTTGTTGATTTGTATGCAGAGAACACAAAGTCAAAAGTAAATAGAACGATTCCATTGACAAGACGAGCAATTGTCTCTTATAAAAACCAAGCTCATAGAGATAAACTTTGGGATTATTGGACGAAAGAGCGAATTAGAACGGTGTGGGATAAGGTCAGAAAACACATGGGAAGAACGCGTGACAAGGATTTTGTCTTTTATTTGACTCGGCATACTTGTGGCTCAAGGATTGTTGAAGCGACCGGGTCCATCTATCTTGTAAAGGAGATGTTGGGTCATAAATCGCTAGAGCAATCTATGCGTTACGCAAAGCTATCTCCAAGCAACCTTCGACAAGCTTTATGCGCTTTAGACAGGGGTCTGGAGTTAAGTGACAAAACAGTGACAAATGTGTCCCAATTTAGGGACAATTTAAAGTCTAAAAAGGAGAACAACAAAATAGCTTGAAACGTATGTCCAGTATAGGTTTTAAGCTTTGTGCGGCTGTGGCGGAACTGGTAGACGCGCCAGATTTAGGTACTGGGGGTTCTTATCGATTATTCTATAACCGTTGTCCTTCAAAGCTTTGTCACCAGTCAAATACCAAAATACTGTTCTGCGAAAACTTCTTGGAGGTGACAAAACGCTGACATAATTTATCAACATGTTAGATCAGGACGACTTAAACAGAGAGATGGTTGAAATTGGCATAGGTCGATTTAACTCTCAGTGGAACAAAGCAAAAGAAAGCGAAAAGATATCGCGTTCAAAAGCCGGGCAAAGACTCCTCAGAGATTTACTTCCTGAATACACAAAACAAGTAGCAACGTTGCTTGAAAGATCAAAAGGCAGACCGACGCGGTGGAAAGAAGACCTACAGCGTTTTGATCCCAAGGTGTTAGCCTTTGTTGCAATCAAAGTCATCATGGACTCTATCGCTTTTAAGAAGACTATGGCTGCTACAAGTTATTGGGTTGGCCGGATGATTGAGCATGAGGTCAAGTGTCAGTTTTTAGTAGACACAAATCCTGAAAAAGGAAAAGGAATTATTTTGGGAGCCAAGCGTCGCGTTACAAGTTCTCAGATGCGACACATCCAACTGTCGATGCGTAATGAGGCAAAGAAAAAAGGCATGCCGGAATTCGAGGACTGGTCACGTAAAGATAGAGTCAGTTGTGGTATGAATTTTGTTGAACTGCTACGTGCTTCAACTGGTTTGATTGAGTATTATTATTTCACTGAAAAGGGACGAAAGTATCCGACAAGATTTGTATCAGCTACGCCTGAGACTTTACAATGGGTTGCAGATTTCAACAGTTACCACGCAGTGCTTGAACCTTTTTGGATGCCAACTTTAGATCCACCTGTAGATTGGAAAAATGTTTGGGTGGGCGGTTACAGGCCAAGTGAAACTTTAAACCTTCCGCAAACTCCGTTTATAAAAACAGCAGACAGTTCTTTTTTAAGAATGATAAAGCCGACTGACATGAAGATTCCAAGAGAGGCTGTAAATCTAATCCAAAGAACACCTTGGGAAATCAACGAAAAAGTTTTTGATGTTGTTGAGTGGGCATGGAATAACGGCGTACCAATAAAAGGATTACCTGAACAAGACGATATGCCTATACCTCCTTTTCCAGAAGACGGAGAAGAAAATAAACATGTTAGAGATAAGTGGGCTAAAGTTGCAAGGGTCATTCATAAAAGAAATTTATCAACACGATCAAAGAGAATGTTGACTAGCAAGATTTTAAGACTTGCAAGTAAATTTAAAGGTGAAAGGTTTTTCTTGCCAAGCAATTGTGATTTTAGAGGCAGAGTTTACAACACTCCGGTATTTCTAAATCCCCAGGGACCAGACTTATGCCGCGGTCTGATGCAGTTTTACAGAGAGGAAAGAATAAAGAGCGCTGAAGGTGCAAAGTGGCTAGCGATCCACGGAGCTAATTGTTGGGGTTATGATAAAGTTAGCCTCGAAGATAGAATAAAGTGGTCCTATGACTTTGGTGAGGACGCTATAAAAATTGCTAGCGACCCTAAGTCCTTTACGCTTTGGCTGGATGCTGACAAACCTTTTAGTTTTTTGGCGTGGGTGTTTGAGTGGGCTGAGTATTATGAAAACTTTAAAAAAGGAAAGCATCGATTAAAGACGAAGATCCCGGTCATGATGGACGCAACCAACAACGGTTTGCAGATACTTTCCATTCTCACAAGATGCGACTATGGAACTGTAGCCACTAATTGCACTCCAAGTTCAACAAACACTCCGGCAGATATTTATGATGTTGTTAAAGTCAGGGCTGAATCTAGGATGCGCGAAGACGCTTCAAACAACCATCCTTTTGCTTCTACTTGGCTTGAGTATGGAATAAACAGATCGACAACCAAAAAGTGTGTGATGTGTTTTCCGTATGGACTTAGCAAGTATAGTTCGCGACAGTACATTGCAGATTGGTTTGATGATAAAATTCATGGCGATCAATGCCCCTCACCTTTTGATCAAAAAGAATATTACAAAGCCGTACATTATTTGAACGATAAAGTTTGGAACGCCATTGAAGAAGTTTTAGATTTGCCAAAGAGATGTATGGATTGGTTCCAAGAGGTTTCTAAAATCGCTTGTAATAACGGACAGCCTCTTTGGTGGAAAACACCTTCAGGTTTTGTTGTAAAACAATCCTATAAAAAAATAAAAGACAGCAAAGTAAGCACTTGGATTTCAGGCGAAGCTATACACATAAAATTTAACAACACTACCGACCAGTTGAGTCCACGTAAGCAAGCTAACGGCGTGGCCCCTAACGTAACTCACAGTTTGGACTCTTCGCTGCTTCATTTGACTGTTGTTTCTGCTAACAAAGGCACAAAGCAGCATAAAGGTATTTATGACTTTTCAATGATACACGACAGCTATGGAACTCACAGTCCAAACTGTCAGTTCTTAGCCGAGGTAATAAGAGATGAAGCTGTAAAAATGTTCACGCCTGATTTGTTGCGTGACTGGTTGGACCAGATTAAAAAACAAAACCCTGGCATAGAGTTTCCAGAGCCGCCCAAATACGGTTCTGCGGATGTGTCCTTGATACGGGACAGTCCGTTTTTCTTTTCGTAAAAGCGAAAAACTAAACATAAATAAAAGGAATAAAATAAAATGAGTAAATCAAATAACGTCGTAACAGGAGTAGGTAAAGCAGTCTATCCAAGACTTGTTGAGCCTGACTTCAAATTCAACACTCAAGACGGAGAGTATTCTTGTCGTCTGCATCTTTCAAAGGAGCAGTGGGAAGAACTTAAAGTCAAAGTTGATGCTATAGTTGAAGCTGGGTACAACAAAGCTTGTGCCAAAGAGGGAAAGGAAAAGTTGCACAGACACACGCCAGGTCCGATGAGAATCACGGACGAAGGCGACTATGAAGTAAGAGCTAAACAAGTAGCTAAAAAGCAAACTTCAAAAGGTGAAATCAATTTTTCTTTTCCGATTTACGACAGTCAGGGAAACAAAATTGAAGATCCACCAAACATTGGATCAGGCTCAATGCTTTCTTTAAATTTGGAAGTAAGAACTTGGTTCGTCAACACGCTTGGCTTTGGTTACACTTTAAGCCCAAAAGGAGTCCAGCTTATCGAGCTTGTTGAATATGGAGGAGGAAGTACAGCCGAGAGTCTTGGATTCAAAGCTGTTGAGAATGGTTTTGTTAGTGAGTCATTAGAATTTGATAAAAGTGAAGAAGGCCAAACACAGGATAAAGCATCGTCGGTCCCGTTTTAGGTCCGGCTTTGAGGAAACAGTAGCTCTCTCCCTGAAAAGGGAGGGAGTTGAGTTTGAATATGAAACTTTAAGGATTAAGTATGTGAAGCATGCAGTTTACACTCCCGATTTTATTCTAGGTAACGGCGTTATAATAGAAGCTAAGGGCTACATGCCTCCGAAAGATAGGACGAAACATATTTTAATCTCACAGCAGCATCCGGAATTGGACATAAGATTTTTGTTCCAAGATGCACATGTCCGCATTTCAAAAACCAGCGCGACCACGTATGCCAAATGGGCGGACCGACACGGCTTTAAGTGGGCGCATAAAAAAATACCTACATCATGGACGCAACCTTAAAACCAGAAGAAAATACATTTGTAAAAACACACCAACCTTGCGACGACTGCGGCAGCTCAGACGGGCTAGCAATCAACGCGGACGGCAGTACCCATTGTTTTGTTTGCAACGAACATAAAATGGATGCCGTAAATCCCTCTCGTAAAAAAGCTTTTAAAAAACACGCCAAGAAATTTCAACAAGTCGTTGGAGCTATAGAGCCAATACCGGAGAGAAAGATACACGAAGAGACGTGTAAAAAGTATTCATATTACATTGACGGTAACGATACGCACATTGCTAATTATTACGATGATGAGGGAGTTCTTGTTGGTCAAAAACTAAGAAAGGCAGATAAAAGTTTTAGCATCAACGGAAACATAACTCACAGGTTCTTTGGTCAACACCTTTGGCAGAACGGCGGTAAGAAACTTGTGATCACTGAAGGCGAAATAGATTGCCTTACTGTCAGCCAACTCAACAAAGGTTATCCTTGTGTATCGATACCTTCAGGAACTAACAGCGCAAAACAGGTTGTAAAAACACAATTAAAGTGGCTCGATAAATTTGAAGAGATTGTTGTCATGTTTGACGGCGATGCCGCCGGACGTGAAGGTGTTGAGTCAATCATTCGTATCCTACCCCCAGGAAAAGCATTCGTTGCAAAGCTACCTGAAGGAGAAGATCCCAACTCACTTCTTGTTAAAGGTGAAGGATCAAAAGTTATTCGCGCAATGTGGGATGCCGGAAAGTGGGCGCCTCCTCACATTATAGAAGCAAGCTCGCTTTACGATGACTTAAAATACTTAAAGCCAGTAGAGTCAGCTTCGTATCCATTTGAGGGTCTCAATAAAAAATCTGGTGGTGGTATTCGTAAAGGAGAAATTGTTACCCTATGTGCTGGAAGTGGTGTTGGTAAATCTCAAGTATGCAGGACCATAGCGCATCATCTTTTAACAAAGGAAAATAAAAAGATTGCTTACATCGCTTTGGAAGAAAACAACATCCAGACAGCTCAATCAATTGTTGGTATTGAGATGGGAGCTAACCTTAGATCTGACTCTAACATTACAAGCAGAGAAGCCTTTGACATAGCCTGGAATAAAACTCTAGGCAAACAACATCAGTTCTATCTTTACGATCAATGGGGATCAATGAAGACAGAAGAGTTGTTGAGTGACATAAGATTTTATGTGCAGTCACTTGACGTAGACGTAATATTTTTAGATCACGTCAGCATTGTGGTAAGTGGCCTTGTGTTTCAGTTAGGAGACGAACGAAAAGCACTTGACGTTTTGATGACTGAGTTGCGGACTCTTGTTGAGGAAAGCAAATTCGCTTTGTTTTTAGTTAGTCATCTTAGACGTGCTGAAGGCAACAGAGGATATGAAGATGGATTAGCTCCAAACCTTTCAGCACTTAGAGGCAGCGCCAGCCTCGCGCAGCTTTCGGATCAAGTTTATAGCTTGAGCAGAAATTTGATGTCGGAGGAGCGGCACGTCACAACAGTCTCAGTTTTGAAAAACAGATTTACAGGCGATACAGGTGTTGCTTGCCATCTGCGTTACGACCCTGAGACTGGTAGACTGCAAGAGGAACAACATGACTTTTAAAATAATAACTAAACCAAAACAAAAAGATGAACTATAAATATAAAATACTTGTAGCGGACATAGAGACTAACGCTATAAAAAATTGGCAGACACTTGAAGGTCTTGAGACTTGCCATTGCATATCAATTATTGATGTAGCCACAAAAGAGCTTTACGAATTCAACACAATGAAAGACAACGTTGAAGACGGTCTGAAGATGTTGCAAGAAGCTGAATATGTTTGTGGTCATAATTTTATTGGGTTCGACGCTCCAGCTTTGTATAAACTGTTCGACATAAAATTAAATAAGATCATTGATACTTACATAATGAGTAAGGTCATGTATCCGGCTCTTGAAGACTACGACCGAACTAAGAAGTTTGAGTTCCCTTTTAAAGGTTCGTGGGATAGACACAAACTAGCAGCCTGGGGGATCAGAGTTGGTGAACATAAATCAACGCATGGCGAGACAGAAGACTGGACTACATGTACACCTGAGATGCAAATTTATTGCAATCAAGACGTACGCACCAACCTTAAAGTTTATGAGTTCCTGTTGCAGCAGCCAAAGAGTTCTAAGGCGCTTGTCATGGAACACGAGTTTGCAAAAACTCTAACCATTCAAGAACTAAACGGTTTTCCGTTTGATGTAGAAAAAGCAAAGAAGCTAGCAAAAGAACTAACGGTCCGCAGGGCTGAACTTGAGAAAGAAGTTCAAGAAGTCTTTCCGCCAAAGAAAGAGGAAATGAAACAACCAAAAGGATGGAAGGTAGAGGTAGAAGGTTTTGAGTACGAAGCTAAAACAAAAGCCGCTTTGAAAAAGCTTCTTAAAGATGCAGGGTTAAAACAAAGCTACGCCAACGAAGCAGAAAAGACAGGCTCCAGGGTCAAAACAATTCCTTTCAACCCGGCTTCAAGAGATCAGATAGCTGAGAGACTTATGGAAGCTGGATGGGTTCCGAAGGCTTACGAGGGCAAGCGACCTGCAATCAACGAAGCTGTACTCAAAGAGATCAACACAACAGAATCTTTAAAGCTGCTTGAATACAATCTTGTAAACAAAAGAATAGGAATGTTGTCTGAAGGTAAGTACGCGTGGCTGCGTCTTGTAACACCTGAAGGGAGAATACACGGGTCAATTGACAGTTGTTCTGCAATCTCCACACGCTGCACTCATTCAAAACCAAACCTTGCGCAAATTCCTGCGGTGCGCTCTATCTACGGAAAAGAATGTAGAGAGCTGTTTACTGCTCCTGAAGGTAAGGTACTTGTTGGAGCTGATGCAAAATCCATCGAGCTTAGAGTTGTTTCTGAATATCTTTATCCATTCGATGACGGAGCCTATGCTAAAGAAGTTGTTGAGGGAGACATACATCAAGCCAACGCTGATGCTATTGGCGTAACTAGAGGAGAAGGTAAAACATTCATCTATGCCCTTTTATATGGCGCCGGAAATCAGAAGCTTGGAGAAATTGTTGGTAAAGGAATGCGAGAAGGAAAAAGACTACGCAACCTTTTTATGACAAAGCTTCCGGCTTTCCAAAAACTTATCGATGCGGTCCAGCGATCAGTGGCTACAACTAACGCTATCAAAACAGTTGATGGCAGAATGATTACTGTACGCTCTCAACGGTCATCTTTAAATCTGTTAATACAATCGGCTGGCAGCATTATTATGAAACAAGCTGCTGTTTGTTTTAGGCAGGACGCGCGCCATCCATACGAGATGCATGCCAACGTTCATGATGAAGTTCAATTTAGTTGTCTTGAAGAACATGCTGATGATTTAGGCAATGACTTTTGTAACGCTATTAAAAAAGCAGGGAAAACTCTTAACCTTAAAGTTCCTTTTGAAGGTGACTTTAAAGTAGGTAAAAACTGGAAGGAGACACACTAATATGTCTTTAGAAAAACTTTCAGAAATAAACCCAGATGCGCTCCAGGCCGACGGTCTTGAAAAAGCTTTTATAGGATTTGTTGAACGATCCGGACAGATGCCAACTGCTTGTTACGACAAACCAAAAATAATTGAAGATCTTGTAGCTGACGGTCTTACTTATGAAGAAGCTATAGAACACTTTGAGTACAACATCTTAGGTGCGTACGTAGGAGAGTTCACGCCATTCTATTTAACTAAAACAACAAAAGATTAAGATGAGTAAAAGAACAGCGGCCATAGACGGCGACATGATAATTTATAAAGCTGGCTTTGCGAGCGAAGTAGAGACGCGGTGGTCCGATGCTATATGGACTTTACATAGTAGTGAGGATCAAATGAAACTTATTGTTGATGATATGATGGAGTACATCCTCGATACTGTAGAGGCAGATGATTATTGTGTTGTATTTTCTGATTCAAAAAACTTTAGATATGAATTGTTTTCCGAATATAAAGCCAACAGAAAAAACAAAAGAAAGCCTTTAGGTTTACAAGCGATTACAGATTGGATGTTTGAAAACTATAACGGCAAGCGCTGGAAGAACCTTGAAGCGGATGACGTAATCGGAATGCTTTGCTGTAAGCAAGACAACATGGTTGCTGTAAGTGGCGATAAGGACTTTGGTACGCTTCCGTGTGAATGGTTTAATTTTTTAAAAGCAGAGACTAGCCACACAACAGAAGAAGAAGCCAACTATAATCACCTTTCTCAAACTTTATCAGGCGATAGTGTTGACGGCTTCTCAGGTGCTTCCGGTGTTGGACCTGTAACAGCTAATAAAATATTGGATAAAAAAGGAGCAACCTGGGAAACAGTTGTTAAGACTTATGAATCCAAAGGTCAGACGGAAGAGGACGCGCTTCTAAACGCTCGACTATCATACATACTACGAAACAAAAACGAATACAATAAACAGAAAGGACAGGTCAAGTTATGGACACCAACGAAAAAGTAAACGAACTACCAGATAGCGGCGAACGCACTGAATTTGAAACCGGATCGGTGCGCGATTCAATGAAAGGTAAAGGTTTTCCTAACCAACTGCCCATCAGTAGCTTACGCGCAGTCAGTCGCAGGTTCGAGGATGGATCTTACAAGTATGGGGCGCGCAACTGGGAGAAGGGTCAGTTTTTCAGTAGATACATCGACGCTATTTACCGACATCTCTGGGCCTATATGGAAGGCTTTGAGGACGAAGATCATCTTAGTGCAGTGATCTGGAACGCTATGTGTTTGTATCAAACTGACGAATGGGTAAAGGAGGGTAAATTGCCTGATAAATTAAAAGATATTTAATTTGTTCGACTATATGAAGAATAAAACATCCAAATGGCTAAAAAACGCATTAAGCTTACCTCAAAACATAAGTCACCTTCTGGGGGCTTAAATGCAGCAGGAAGACGCGCAGCCAAACGACAGGGAAGTAATCTCAAACCTCCTGTTTCAGCTAAACAAGCTAAAAAAAGCAAGAAGTCAGCTGCAAGGAGACGTTCGTTTTGCGCCAGGATGAAAGGAATGAAACGAAGGTTAACCTCTGCAAAAACAGCCAGAGATCCTAATTCACGAATAAATAAAGCCCTTAGAAAGTGGGACTGCTAATAACATGTACGGATATACAACACCTAAACCCAAAAAGAAAAAAGCTAAGAAAAAGCGTAAAGATCTAAAAATTAAAAAATGAAAGCACGGAAAGGTCTAAGTGTCAGGCAAGAGAAGACGATGAAGCGTCACTCTAAGCACCACACTAAAAAACACATGATGTTCATGCGCAAAGCAATGCTAGGCGGCATGTCTTTTACTGAAGCACATAAAAGAGCTATCAAGGAGGTAGGTAAATAATGCTATGGGCAATAAAATATGTCCTAAAGGTATAGCCTGGGCCAAACGGACTTTTGATAAGTACCCTTCGGCTTACGCTAATATGGCAGCCTCACGTTACTGTAAAGACCCCAGCTACGCTAAAGGCAAAAGCAAAAAGAAGAACCGTAAATCTCTTAAAGTAAGAAAGAAATAACATGGGCGCTTTAGCTGAATGGCGAAAACAAAAGTGGGTTCGTATTGGAACCGACGGAGGCATTAAAGGACCATGCGGTACAAGTAAAAATAAAAAGAACCCAGATCGTTGTTTGCCTCTCGCTAAAGCTCGTCGGCTTTCAAAAGCTCAAAGAGCGACAACAGCCAAGAAAAAGAAGAGAGCCGGAGCCAAGGGAAAACAATTTGTTGCAAACACTAAAGCAGCTAGAGTGAAGCTAAAGGTTAAAAAATATGCCTAAAGAAGATAGTTTCCCCTTTGTTTCTAACGAACTAATAAAAAAGCTGGATGAAATTTTTCCGGCAAAAGAATTTGGTCCAAAAGATGATTTAAGAGAAATGGATTATTTTTTCGGACAACGTAACATCGTAAACTTTCTGCGATCAAAAAACGCAGAACAACAAGAAAATATTTTAAAAATAGATTAAAAAGACATGTGTTTATCAAGACCTAAAATGCCATCAGTTGTAAGTCAACCTGCACCTATGGCTCCCCCACCGCCGACGCCTTTAGCTGAAGTGGTCGAAACTAAAAAGAAAAAGAATAATAACATAACAAAAAGACGAGGCACATCTTCTCTTACAATCAGACGACCTTCAGTGAACCTTCCGACTGGTGGAAGCGGAGCAAACATTAACTATTAAAAAAAAAAGATAAAAAGACATGGCATCATACATTACTAACATTAACTTAAACAGAAGCACTCACGGCACTTCTTCGTTAGACGCAGACGGGAACGGTACGCTTGGTTTTTCAAGTAACCCAGTAATCAATAAAACGAAAGCAGGAACCTATTGTTTCCTTGCTAGCGGTACTTTTGGTTCGGGAAGAACTTTAACGCTTCAACACAAAGTAGGAGGCGCTTTTGTAACCATTGGGCCGGATACAGTCCTTACAGCTCCAGGCGGAAGTGTATTCACATCTACTCAAACTGAGTTACAGCTTGTCGTCTCTGGAGGATCTGGAGATGGTAACGACGATCTTTACGTTGTAATTTCACCTCTTAATTAATCATAAAATTTTTCAATGAGTTATTCATCGTCTTCCTCTTCTTCTTCTTCGAGTAGCAGTAGTGTTTCCGCTAGTAAGCCGTCATCTAAATTGACAACACCTCTTACAGCAAAGCTAACAAGATCTCTGACAGGTGCAGAACTTGAGGAGCTATTTCTTGAGAAGTTTAAGCTTACTTTGAGTAACACTGAGTTGTTAACTAATGGAGACTTTAGTGATACAGATGGTTCTCCAAATACTATAGTTGACTGGTCGGGAGGCGGTTCGTCGCTAGAAAATGGTAAATTAAAGCTTACTGTTACAGGTGGAGGATACGTCTTTGCTTTCCAACCAGTTACTTACGAAACAGGATCTACTTATCAGGTATCTTTTACAGTCAACGGAACGTCAGGGAAAATCATGCGATGCCGAGATGACGCTGGGAATAGTGGTGGGCTTAAACTAAGTAATGGGGTAGTGACATTAGATGGAACTGATCAGCAGATAGAATTTACCTTTGTAGCTACAGCAGGTTCAGACGAAATTATATTTGAAAGACATGCAGGAACAGGAGACTGGTCTTTTACAGTTGATAATGTTTCACTTAAAAAAGCTATCAAGCAAGCACCAGTTGCAGCCTTTTCTCTTAGGAAGCTTGGAGACGTTTCTCCATACGCAGCAAGGATTAGAAGAAGCTCGGACAACACCGAGGCACAGGTAATGTTTGATGCGAGTGATAGAGTTAGTGAGTCTTCGGTCGTGAGAAATACATCACAGAATTTACTTGCATACAGTGAGGACTTTGGTGAGTGGAACTACCACCCAACATATACACCAACACTTCAGAAGGGTATAGCTGATCCCTTTGGAGGAAATAATGCAGGAATACTCACAGCAGCAGGAAGTAACAACGCTGCGCAAATCAAAAATGATAATATTTCGTTAACTAGTGGCACAAACTATACAGCTTCTTTATACATTAAAAAAGGCACGTCCACAAAAACTAGACTAGGTATTTACCAAGGTGGTTGGATATTTTGGGCAGAGACAACTTTTGATTCTAGTGGGGTTCCAAGCTCAACAGGTAATTTAAACGCCACAAATATATCTTACGAAAAAATAGGAGATGATGGATGGTATCGATTTAGCTTCGTAGGCAAAGCGACGGCAACAGCATCTAATCATTCGTTAATATTTTATCCCGACAGAAACGCTACAAACAAAAATACTTACATCTTCGGAGCCATGCTTGAGGAAACAGTCACTTTCAAAAGCACTGGAACTGAGAAGGTAACTAATGGAGACTTTGATACTGACACAAATTGGAGTAAGGGAACTGGTTGGTCTATTGCTAATGGCGTTGCTGCAAGTGACGGAAGTCAAAGCACTAACTCAGGATTGATTCAATATAATGTACATACTGTAGGGAAAAAATACACTCTTACATTTGATGTAGTTTCGACTAATGGAGAAAATATAAAATTCTGGGTCAACGGAGCGCAAAATATTTTCACTTCTGCATTAGGAGTAGGAACACATACATACACTTACACAGCATTGCACACAGGTACGGCTTATTTTGAAGCAACAGCAGCTTTTGTAGGATCAATAGACAACGTAAGCATCAAAGAATTCGATCCAATCCCTTCCGAATACATCAGCACCCCAGTGGTGAGTAACGATGGACTAACATTTGTAGAATCCGACTTGGACAGCTTCGTTGGCGGTGAGAATTTGATACCTTACTCTGAAGATTTTAACAATAACGCTTGGAATCCTCATTTGTTTGGTGGAGCAGCACAGATTGTTGAAAGCAACATAACTGACCCGTTTGGGGGAACAGGCAGTCATATATTTACATCCCACGCTGATGGGATTGGTTCTAAAATTCAAGACAACATAACAACAACAGCAGGTAAGTATTTTATTTCTGTCTTTCTAAAAAAAGGAACAACAGACAGCGTTCAACTGGGAGTCATTGATCAAGGAACAACATCGATACGAGTAGAAGCAAACTTAACTAATGGCACTATTTCTACTGCGGTAGGCTCACCATCTGATGTTTCTATAGAAGCAGTAGGCTCCGATGGTTGGTATCGTGTTAGCTTTGCTTATACATTTCCAGCAGGAGGATCAGATACGTTTCAATTGTACTCAGGCTCTTCAAGCTCAACTGGCGATAATTTTTATGTGTTTGGTTATCAAGTAAACACCGACTCTCTCAAGAAGTACCAAAAGACCACAGGCACAGCAAGAGACGGAAACGCAGGAATTGTCGTGCTATACAACCAGACAGGAGGGGAAGATGCTACTCAAGATACTCAAGCACATCAGCCGTTATTATATAATGCAGGGTTGCTTGTAAGATCTGGAAGTAGTCCTGCTTGGGAGTATCCAGTAAGTAATCCTCAGAGGAATTTAAGAGTACAAGGGCTTCAAGATATACTCAAGTTAGATTCTTTCTTTGTAGCAGAAACGAGCGATGCAGCGTTGGGCTATCCTGTAGACCCGACAGTTGGATATAGGTACGCATTTGTAGCAGAAGACTCATCTACAGCTACTGGTCTGGTTAGTGGATATGGTTCTCCTGTACTAGAAATTAATGGAGTGCAACAATCACCTTCAACTAGGGATGACGTACATACAGCGTACCAAGGACGGAAACTTGTTTATCACAGAAATGCAAGTACAAGATTCTGGGGAGCCGTTGACATGGGTCACTTTGCAGGAATAACCAACTACAGTCTAAACATTGAAAATACCAAGTTCTCCGAATGGATTTTCTTTGATTCTGACCAGTCAGCCAATAGGACTTCCATTGAAAAACACATAAATGACTTCCATAACATTTTCTAAAGTATCATTATGACCGATCCATTTTACATTATATACGACAACGAAGACCAAGCACATATTCGCAGTGAACAGGCAGGGGGCATGAGAGGACTTAGTTGGTCGCTTAACGGAACTGGAAGTAGGTACTGGTTTTCTGTTGTTGTTGAAAGCAAAGAAGAGAACCCTAGAGCAGCGATAGTATTACCAACAACAACGGAAACAGAAACAGACGATGAAGGTGAAGTAATCTCTTCAACAGTTGTTGCCGTTGATAAAGACATACTTACTGATGAAGACGAGGTTGTCGAATCCCTTCCAAGCGACTGGGCATATCCTCCCGAACCCGAAGCCCTCGTACAACCTGACTAAAAATTTTTTATATGAATTACGAAAATCAAACCGCCGAACATATTTATACAGTTCTCGAAGGGCGCAGAAATAGTTACCTTGATAGGGCCAGGCAGTGTTCAAAGCTGACAATTCCTTATATCCTCCCTGACGAAGGTTTTGGGCAGCACTCAAGACTTGAAACTCCTTTTCAAGGTGTAGGAGCAAGAGGCGTTAACAATTTAGCTTCAAAGCTCCTACTGGCCTTGTTGCCTCCTAACATATCATTCTTTAGGCTCCAGGTTGATACAAACAAATTACAACAAGAAGGAGCGCCGGAAGAAGTTATAAGTGAAATAGATTCCGCTTTGCGTAAAGTAGAAGACGCAGTAACAGATGAGATTGCAAGAGAGCGCTATCGTACAGTTATACATGAAAGTTTAAAGCAGCTGATCGTTACTGGTAACAGTTTGCTTTATCTTGACCAAGACGGAGGCATGCGAGCCTTTAGGTTGGATAGGTTTGTTATTGAGCGTGATCCTATGGATAATGTTTTAACAATAGCAACAAAAGAAACTTTAAGCTATGAAGCGCTCGATGAGGACATTAAAGGAGCCATACAGAAGCCACAAGATTCTGGAGTAGGTAGTGGAGGTACTGTAAATCTTTACACTGCTGTATGTAAACACGGCGATAAGTGGATGTTGAAGCAAGACATCAACGGTGTGATTTTACCTCAGACCGGGACTACTTTTCCTCTTGATAAAAATCCGTACATACCTTTAAGATTTAGTCGTGTTGACGGAGAGAACTTCGGACGTAGTTATGTTGAAGAATACCTAGGCGACCTTCAGTCCCTGGAGGCTTTGACTAAAGCTATTGTTGAAGGTAGTGCAGCTGCTAGTAAGATTCTTTTCCTTGTAAATCCAAACGGAACAACAAAACCAAAAGACATGAACGCACCTAATGGAGCTATAGTGCAAGGTAACGCAGCAGACGTCAGTGTTTTACAACTTAATAAATTTAACGACTTTAGAGTAGCCGCTGAAACTATAAATCAAATTAAAGATAGACTAGCTCAAAACTTCTTGCTCACTAGCAGCGCTATAAGAAACGCAGAGCGCGTGACTGCTGAAGAGATACGATTGATCTCTCAGGAGCTTAACGCTGCTTTAGGTGGAATATTTAGTTTACTTAGTAATGACTTGCAGACGCCGTTGCTTTCTAGATTGATGGACGTCATGCAGAAAAACAAGAAGATGCCTAAGTTGCCTAAAGATCTTGTAAGTCCTGTTATTGTTACAGGTCTGGACAGCCTAGGCAGACAGGGAGATCTTAACAGTCTTGATTCATTTCTTGTTGGTTCAAGTCAAGTTCTTGGACCGCAAGCTGTAGCAAACTTTGTTAATGTCTCTGAATACATAAAGAGACGCGCTACTGCTTTAGGCATTAAGACTGCCGGGTTAATCAAAACCCAGGAGCAGTTGGCAGAAGAACAACAACAACAACAACTGTTGGCTCTCAGTGAAAAGCTTGGCCCAGCAGGAATAAAAGCAGCTAGTGATCAAGCTTTAGCTCAAGAAGGGCAAGCAGAACAACCACCAGTTGAATAGATGGGAAGTGATAAAAATTATGGAACAATACATAGTAAACGAGAAACAAAAAACCGAAGAGGGGAACATAAGCCTGGAGGAGCAATTAGCTCAACAAGAAGCTGCTCAACAAACACAGCAAAACCCTTCTGGACAAGAGGCACAACAGCAGCCTCAAAATGTTGAACCACAGCAACAAGAACAAGATTTAATCTTAGGCAAATTTAAAAGCCAAGAAGATCTTGTTGTTGCTTATGAAAATTTAGAAAAGAAACTTGGAGAAACAAAACAACAAGAGCAAGCAACTGAAGAAAACCTAGCGCAGGACTCTAATGTTTCTCAAGCAATTCAAAACGCTAGTGATGCCTTTTACAACGACGGAGAGCTATCTGAAGAAAACTATAAAGCTCTTGAAGAAAACGGCATACCTAGAGAATTTGTTGAGGCTTATGTTCGCGGTCAAGAAGCATCAATGGAGTCTGAAGTTGCAGATATTACTAACAGCATAGGAGGACAAGAAAACTATGACGCTATGATTCAGTGGGCCTCAGAATATTTGCCAGCTGATGAGATAGATACTTTTGATACAATAGTTTCTGAGTCTTCACCTGAAGCTGCGAAGTTAGCTGTTAAAGGGTTGTATGCCCGGTACAGATCTGAGTCTGGTAGCGGACCAATAAACATAGCTCAAGGACAAACTTCAGGAGCTGCGGTCCAGCCTTTTAATAGTAACGCTCAAGTAGTCGAAGCAATGAAAGACAGACGATATGAAACAGATCCTGCCTACCGTGAAGAAGTCGAAAGACGCTTGGCAGTATCAACAAGGGTATAATAAAAATTATGATAACGTACATTATTGACAATAAAGAACAGCTTATAGCAATTGCTACTGCTGTTGTCACTGCTGCTAGTCTTATATCGGCAATGACACCAAATAAAGCTGATAACAAAATTACAGGCGTAGCCCTTAAACTTATAAACTGGCTTGCTCTTAACGTCGGAAAAGCAAAACCAAAGGAATAATTATGATCAAGTTACTCGTAGGTTTTCTTTTCAATTTTCCAAAAATCTGCGAGTACTTTTTTAAAATAGTCGAAGCTTATGAAAAGGAGGCATATAGTCGTAGTCGCAATCGCAACATTGATCTTATTGACGACTGGCTGCAAGACGATACAGCCGCCTCAGAGCAAGATTCCCCATTTTCTCTCGAAACTGAAAGCCCATTCGTTCAGCGCTCCAGAAAAGGAAACAATAGGAGAGATCCTAAAGTACGTAAATGATTTGGAGCATCGAAGATAATTTTAAAGATTTCAACCACACAGAAGAACACACAACAAAAGCAACCGAAAGTTTGTTTTATGTTTAGCCCCTTGCGAGGGACAACTAAGCTAAGTAAACACTCATAGGTCTTTTTGTTTTATTCATTAAGTGAGTTGTTCAACCCAAACTAATAAACAACAAACAATAAATAAAATAGAAAGGACATATTAAATTATGGCTAATGGAGATACAAATCCATCAAGGATAGGACAGTCGCATAACGTGTCAACCGGCAGCGCAGGCGATGCTGATGCTTTATTTCTTAAAGTATTCTCTAACGAGATCCTAACCACATTCGACGAAACAAACGTGATGAAGGACTTGCACACTACCAGAACAATAACTTCTGGAAAGTCAGCTCAATTCCCTGTAAGCGGTATTGCCGAGGCTAAGTACTACCAGCCTGGTCAAGACATTCTTGACGCTGGCAATAGTTACCTCAGTAACATTAAGCACAACGAGAAGGTTATCTTTATTGATGACATGCTAATTAGTTCAACATTCATTGCTGAATTTGACGAACTAAAAGCTCATTATTCAATGCGAGCAACCTACTCAAAAGAGATCGGAAAGGCACTTGCCAAGCGTTATGACCTTGCGGTTATGAAGACTTGGGTAGCTGCTGCTAGATCTGCTGCTAACATCAACGGAGGTGACGGCGGTACTAGTATTGACGGAGCATCAGGAGGAGATGGCACTCTTAGTAGCGCTCCTGAACTTATTGGTGCGCTCTTCGAGATGGCTCAAGTGCTTGACGAGAAGAACGTGCCAGACGACGGACAGCGTTTTGCAGTGTTACCACCAGAGCTTTACTATAAGCTAATTACTTCTGATAACTCAGCAGTATCACTAGCTCTTAATCGTGATGCTGGTGGTGTAGGTAGTGTTGCTACAGGTCAGATACCACAGGTAGCTGGCATTAAGCTTGTCAAGTCTCAGCACATCAAAGACGTGAGATCAGACTTCTCAAGTACAACTACTGGTGACGGTAGTTCTGCTGTTAAGAACGACGTGTTCGGTGGCGGCAATGATGGAGAAGGATACAACGGTGATCTTTCACAAACTGCAATCATCGGAGGACACCCAGCAGCTGTTGGAACTGTTTCCTTATTGGACCTTACTACTCAGTCAGAGTACAGTATTGCCCACCAAGGTACATTGTTCCTGGCAAAGTACGGTCTTGGACATGGAATCCTCAGACCTGAGTGCGCTGTAGAAATTACCTTATAATATCTATACACACTTATAAACATCACAGAGAATTGGGTGGGAGTCATATCGGCTCCTGCCCTTTTCTTTTTACCCACCAAACAAACAACTCACATTGACTTAAAAATTTATGGCAACACTTACGACACAGCTTGAGGCTGTAAACACAATGCTAGGATACATAGGCGAAGCGCCTGTAAACAGCATAAGCAACACACAGGAGCTTCCAGTGTCAGCTGCCCTCGCTGTTACTGTTCTTGCAGAAACTTCAAGAGAGGTCCAAAGTGAAGGCTGGCATTTCAACACAGAAAATAAAATTACACTTACTGGAAGCGCGGCTGACGGCAAGATAACTTTAGACGAAGACGTTTTACAAGTAGACCACGAAGGCGCCGATGATGTTGACCTAGTGCAGCGTGGAAGATCACTTTACAACAGAAAAGACAACACAGAGGTGTTTACAAGTCCTATTGAAGTGACTGTAGTAAGACTGTTAGATTTTGACAAACTTCCAGAACAAGCTCGCCGATATATAACACTTAGAGCAACCCGGTCTTTACAATCTAGACTTGTTGGTTCTAGAGAACTTGAAGCTCTCATTATAAGAGACGAGTTTGCAGCTAAAGCAAACCTGGAGAGAGCTGACGGCGCTAACGCTGACAGAACTATTTTTGACAACTACGACACAGCGACAAGAATAGGAATAAATAGAAACTACGATTTAATTTAAAATAATGGCTTTAATTAATACTTCACTTCCAAACCTTGTTCAGGGGGTCAGTCAGCAACCAGACACTTTAAGATTTGATGGACAATGTGAGGATCAACTTAATGCGTTGTCTTCAGTAGCTGATGGATTAAAAAAGAGGCCGAATACAAGATACCTGTCAGAACTTATAAGCACAGCAGTAGCCGACGGAGCCTTTGTTCATTTCATTAATAGAGACAAGGGTGAGAAGTATGTTCTTATTATTAATAACAACTTTGTACGTGTATTTGACATCTTAAACTTTTCTCAAGTTAACTACTCCGGCCCTGGGGTTTCTTCTGGATCTGGTATGTCATCTAATGAATACCTTCACGTTCCTTCAGGTACAAACCCTAAAGACGTTTTAAAGGCTCTAACAATCAACGACAACACCTTTATTCTTAACACAACTAAAAACGTAGGAAGAACAAACTCAAAGAGTGCAGCTATATTTAACGATAACAAAGCAATAGTATTTATAAAGCAAGCAGATTACGCAACCGAATACACTGTAGAAGTTACAGATGACTTTGGAACTACATACAAAGCAACTTATGTTTCAGGAGCGCAACCAAGTAATAAAATAAAAGACTCACGCCTTCGCTCTGGAGTAATCGCTAAAAAGCTTAACACTGAGTTAGAACAAGCAATAAGTAGTTCTACTATATTTTCTGTTTCCACACCTTCTCAAAACACTGGAGCCGCTAACCAAGAAATATTTTTTGAGGATGGAGAAGATGACGACGGACCAAACGCTGCCTCAGACCCAAACAACATTGACAGCAATGGAAACCCCGACAACTTCTTTACTATATCCTCTAGCTCTTCTTCTCCTTTTAAAATAAAAGTATCTGACAGCAAGTCAGGAACAGCCCTCGGTGTAGTTTATAAAGAAGTAGACTCTATCTCTGACTTACCAAAGACTGCTCCAAATAATTTTAGAGTAAAAGTAAGAGGGTCTGTAGAGGATAACGAGGATGACTATTATGTTAAGTTTCAAACTAACGACGGATCTGCTATAGGTAACGGAGGATACGTTGAGGATGTAGGCTTTGATGAGTTTATACAACTAGATGAAAATACTCTTCCCTTTAAACTCGTAAATACATCGCCTAATAATTTTACTATGGGAGCGTGTTCCTGGACAACAAAGCAAGCAGGAGACGACAATACAAACCCATTCCCTTCTTTCTTTAACTCCTCATCGGCAAATAACGGAGACAGAAAGATATCTAACATATTCTTTTTCAAGAACCGACTAGGATTTCTTTCAGAAGGCAGCGTCATCTTATCAGAAGTAGGAGAATACTTTAACTTCTTCAGGACCACTGTAAGAACTTTATTGGACTCCGATCCTATTGACGTAAATGTTGCTAGCACAAAAGTTACACAACTAAAGTCAGCTGTAGGTTTTCAAGAGAACCTTATCTTGTTTGGAGAGCGCGGCCAGTTTGTTCTTAAAGGAGGAGATATACTTACTCCAAAAACAGTATCTATAACACCAGTTACAAACTACGAAACTGACACTAGCACAACACCGCTTGAACTTGGAAGTTACGTTTACTTTCCGTTTACAAGGGGAAGCTTTTCAGGAGTAAGAGAGTTTACAGTTAATGCAAATGTAGACACCTATGACTCTGTTGAAATAACAGGACACGTACCTCAATATGTTCCGTCAGACATAATGGACATGGCAGGATCAACAGCAGAGAATGTTATATGTGTTGTAGCTAAGAACACAGCTACCGATACTTCTATCCAGAAAGATATGTACGTCTATAAGTACTACTGGGAAGGAAACAAAAAAGTATTAGCAAGTTGGTCCAAGTTTACTTTTCCGTTTACCATTGTAGGTTTTGATTTTATTGAAAGCGATCTATTTATTGTTGGAACAAAAAGCAATAAAACTATCTTAGCAAAGCTACCGATGGAAGAAAAGCTTATAGACGACGGTGCAGCCTTTAACACCTATTTAGATTTAAGACAACAAGCTACTATTGCAAACGGACAAATCACTCTTTCATTTACTCCAGAAAGTGACGATGTAATTCAAGTTTACACTAGAGAAGCCGGAGGAACTAAAGCAGGAGCTTTGATACCTTGTACTGTTAACGGAACCACTGTAACAGTAGACGCCAGCCATAACAACACCCCAGTATGGGTAGGCGTTAAGTACACCATGAGTTATACATTTAGTGAGCAGTTGTTTAGACAGAGAGCTAACAAACAAAGCAGTCCTTCAGGATACCAAAGGCATTTCTTAAAGGGAGGCACTTTGTTCTTCGATGACACTGCAAGCTTTAAAGTACAAGTTACCCCCAAGGCCCGACAGACTTACAACAACGTATTTTCTAGCAACATCGTTGGCAGCACGGTTGTTGGGACACTTCCCATAGAGTCCGGTTCATTTTCATTTCCAATCATGTCTGCCGCAAAAGACACAACAATAAAAATAGTAAACGATTCAGCGTTACCCGGTAACTTTCAGTCCGCTGAGTTTGAATCGTTCATTCACTCAAGATCTCGACGTGTTTGATAGAGTCATTGTAAGATATGATAAAGTAGACGTCATTGACGGACACCCAGACCACGCTGATTACTTGGCAGATAAGCTAAGAGAAATAGATGTGATTGAGTGTATGGCTTTTGGAAAGAAACCAAAAGAAGCTCTAATGTCTGCCTTTGAGTATGACATGGCAACTATGACTGTTGTTGACAAAACAAACAAACCTATTGCCATGTTTGGCGTAGGAGAAAACGACGAAATGCCTTATGTTTGGATGCTCGGTACAGAAGAGTTTCCAAAGGTAGCTAGAAGAGATCTTATAAAACATTCAAAGACCTGGATAAGAGAACTTCTTAAAATTACAGGCGGAGCGGCAGGGAATGTTGTTCACTGTTATAACCGCCCGGCTGTACGCTGGCTTAACTGGCTTGGAGCAAGTTTTACTCAACAATTAACAATCAAAGGTGAACCCTTTTTTCAATTCATTTTAATAAACAAAGACGTAATCGACGAATTTTATGTGTAGCCCATTAATAGTATCTTCAATCGTTGGAGCAGCTGGTACTGTCTCTTCAATTCAAGGACAGAGATATCAAGCAGACGCTCAAGCGCAAGCTCAAAAAGTAGCTTCAGCACAAGAGAGACAAAGATATCTGGCTGAAGTTTCAGCAATGCGAATGCAGGAGCAACAAGAAATGATAACGCGCTCACAGCGCCTTCAAGCAGCTGCAAAGGGAGCGATGGAAGCTAAAGCAACCGCAAGAGTTTCGGCAGGAGAAGCCGGAGTAAGCGGACTAAGCGTTCAGGCTTTGTTGAGCGACCTTACACGTAAAGAAGCTGACTATACTTTTTCAGAACAGAAACAAGCTGAATTGACTTCAGTAAACCGAGAGCTTCAACTTAAAGAAGCCGGGATAGGATTTAACAGAAACATGTTGAGGATCAATCAACCTATAGAGCCGCCTAATTATATTGGAGCAGCTTTAGGTGGTCTTCAATCAGGACTAAGCACTTACACATCACTTTACAACGCTGGCCTTGGAGTACCAAAGCCAACTAAAGACGCATAAATATGGCAAGAAAACAAACAGACGTTCCTTTTGGAGAACCAAGACTAAGAGAAACAATTCAAGGCGGCGGACAGACACCTGTCGTTATGCCTAAAGTACCTCAAGACAACTCTATGTTGCAACTGTCTCGCGGACTTGCGCAGTTCAGTAATATTTTAGGACAGTATAGCAACATACAGATAAAAAGAGGCCAGGATACAGCAGCTGTTATGTCCACCGACGAGGTGATTGCAGCAATTGAGAAGCAGCAGGAACAGGACAAGATTCCTTTAACTGAACGTATCGGTTTTCAAAAAGGATACTCTCAGCAGCTCTACTCGCGCTATCTTGAGACTAAAGTCATTCCTATGTTCAATGATCTTAGTAATGAACTTGCGAACATAAACGCAGACGAGTTTGAAGCAAAAGGTGTTGATGACTTTGACGATTTCATCGCTGGTAAAGTTAAAGAGATTGAGGACAAAGCTTTAGGTTACATCGGAGACAATCCGTTTCAGATGCAAGTTCACAACGCCGCCTTTGAGCCTGTTAAGACTAAATTTTCACTTCAAGAAAGAGATAAGTACATAAAGAAACAAAGCGCCTGGGCTAACACAAGAGAGCTAGAGATACTTGGCAATAACATGTTTAACTTGCTCAACGACACTCAAGCCGGAGATGAGCCGCTTACGCAAGGTTTGAAAGGAGCTGACGAACCTATAAACTTTGGAGCTTATTATGAAGACAAGATAGATTCAATAATTAGTAATTTTGAAGCTAGAGCTGTAGGTCTTAACATGAGTCCGTCAGAAAAAATGCAAGCTATTCATAAAGCTCTTCCAGAAGCTGTAGCCCCTTTCGTCAACCTTCCGGACTCTGACATGCCTGACAGGTTTGATAAAGCAAAGTTGTTTCTTGATGTAGCTAGGAAAAAGCTTCCATTTAAAAGTCGAGCAGGACAAGCAGCTTTAGCAGCAGCCTATAAAACAGTTGACGCAGCAGAAGCTAAGTTTGAAAGAGACAACGAAAACCTACCAGCAGACATCGTTAAAGATTTAATGCTTGAAGACGGCATAAGAAAAAACCTTGAAATACTTGCAAACAATCCAGGTGAAATAGTTGAGTTTAACGGACAAACTTTTGATAATTTAAATTCTTTCATGCAAGAGTTAACTAAAGTTCACAACTTGACTGAAAAAGGAAGACCGTATGGCGGAACCGTCGAGACGCAGATAGCTTTTAGAGATTTGTTAGAAGATTTTTCTTCTGACTACGAAACTAAAGTAAGCGATAAAGCTTTTGAATATTCGCAAAAAGCGGACGCGGCTAATTATATACTAAGCATATTAAACGCAGACGAAGTATACAGAAAAGCTTTTCCTATAGAACAATACGGAAACAATACTGATTTTTATGTTGAAAAACCTACAGCTTCTGGGTCGTTTGATATGGCCCTTTATCCTGCGGAAGCTAAAATGAATCAAGTAAAAACGCAGATTGGAATATTTGAAGGAAATATTATAGCGAACGAACTTTATGAAGAAGCGGATAACTACGTAAGACTAAACCCAAATCCGACGCTTGCCGACAGAAATAAATTTATTCAAGTAACCGCAGAACGATTAGCAAGAGAAGCTTTTGATCCAACTGTAAATTCTATAAGAAAAGACCTAGGACTTCCAGAAGCATCTCAAAGCACTATAAAACCTAAACCTCAAGTTCCAGCCAGAAGGCTTACTCAAGAGTACCTAGAGGCCGATCCTACCTTAGACGAAAAACAAGCAAACATAGGAGCTAGGCGTGATTTAGCGCGGCGTACTGAAAACACTTTTAAAGTTGATGAAAATGGAAATCTTATAATAAAAAAAGACGACAGCATATTTGATTTTGATAGAGGAAAACTTTTAGGTTTTATAGACGTTGGGGCGAACTATGAAATAGAAGACATTTTACAGTTTGAACAAAAATATCAAAACACTCGTAATCTTGGACTATTTGAGGGAAAGCTAGAAGACTTAGACACTGTCTTTAAGTTTCATAAAGACATGGTTAAAAACTCGGACAAAATAGTATCAATACTTGATTCATTAAATCCACAGCTTCCTGGTTTCTATTCTATGTCTCCTAGAGGAGAATTGTTTGATAACAAACCTTCTGGAATATCTGTTGGAGAAAGAATAAGACTTCAAAGAAGTATGAGGGAGCTTTTAAAGTACGGCATAGAAGAAGACGACGCAGCCCAAGGGTACGTAGAAATAAAAAGAAATAAGTACGACTTAGAAAACGCTTTAAGATCTTCAAAAGTAGCTACTGAAACAATGCCCGGTATGGGGCAAAGTTTCGGATGGCAAGTCATTCCTGTTTTGGACTACGACTCAATTCAAAACAAAAACATAGATAGAGTTATTCAAAAAGTTCAAACAATCATAGACATGAATAACCTTGTAGACTCAAGCGGAAAAAAGCTAACAGCGGCAGAGTTTATAGAAGCTCAAGAACTTTTATTCCAAACAAGATCTCTTCCAGACGCTAGAGTTCTAAGACAACAACAACAACAACAATAATAAACATGGCTTTATCACAATTATTTAGAGAGGGAGCTAAAGGGACTGTAAGCAGGGCTAAAGAAGCAGCGGAAACTCCTTTTACAACTACATCGCAACTACAAGAGTCTTCTTTTGAAGCAGACTTGATGCGCGAACCAGAAAAGGAAGACGTACCTTGGTGGACTGAAAACGTGTTTGTTGATACCGCAGCCGCTCCTATTAGAGGCGTGTTAGATATGTTTGACGGTATTGCTGATTTAGCGGACACCGTAACTCCTTTCTTAGGCGATTGGTATGACGATGAGTTTGAACTTAGTAGTATCATGCCTTACGGGCTTGGCGAGTCTAAAACAATACCTGGAGGTTTAGTTACAGGAGCTACACAGTTCTTGTCTGGTTTCTTAGGGTTTGGTTTAGGAACTGCTGGTTGGGCCGGAAGATTGCCTGGAATAGTTAAAGCAACAGAAGCAGCTCGATTAGCCGGACCTACTTCAAAGTTAGCTAAAGCTGGTAAATACTTTGTAAAGCCTATGGTAGCTGGAGCTATAACTGACTTCACAGCCTTTGAAGGACAAGAGGAAAGACTTTCAGATCTATTCAAAGATAACGAAGTATTGCTTGGAAACTTTTTTTCTTATTTAAGTTACACAGGCAATGAAGATGACTCCGAACTTGAAGGCAGAATGAAGAATATGGTTGAAGGTCTAGTTCTTGAAGGTGTTGTTGGAGGAACTCTTTACGCAATGGTAAAGAGCATAAAGAGTCTTAGAAAATACAAACAAGAAAAAGCAAAAGGCAAAGACCCAGAGGAAGCCGGAAAAGCAGCTTACGAAGATTTAAAACAAGACGACGAAGGTCAGCTGTTGTTTGAGTTTGACCCAACTGAAAAACCCACTACAGACGTAGACGCAGATCCAGCGCTTGTTGACAGTCCCTTTAAAACTAGAGAGAATGAAGTTGATCAAGTAACCCTCAACAAAAAAGCAGTAGATAAACTTGAACAACGTATAGCTCAAAACCAAAAAGAATTTAACGAAAGAGAAACAGGCCAGCTTCAATTTAACATTAAAGAAACAGAGGAAGGCGCTTCTGAAATGTCTACTCCTAAAACAAGAGGAGGTGACCAGGCTGTTGACGCTTCTTACGAAGTTATTGCTAAATCAATAGAAGACCTCACAGATGAAGCCAGTTCTTCAGCAGACACTTTAGCAATTATGATTGCTGGAAGACAAGCTCTAGCAAAACTTAAAAACGCAAGAAAAGTATACTCTGCTGACGTTTTAAACGGTATTACACAAACTGTTGCGGAAAAATCAGGAAACGTAAAGGTATCTTTGGAAAAGATACGAGAAGGAGAAGATGTTTCAACACACGAACAGTGGCTTGCAGAAAATGCTTCAGCCTACTTAGTGATGCGTAAGTCAGCTGAGAATGTTGTTAACGTAGCTAAGAAGTGGGAAGGTGACATTTATAGCAACGAAGCAACAATTGAAGTAGCCGACGCACTTGCCGCTTTTGATGAAGCAGCGCGAGTAAACTCGATTAGAGCAACCAGAGATTCCGCTGGACTGTTTTACCGTAAAGTTCTTAAAAGAGGCGTAACAGGAGCGTTTGAAAACAAAAGATTTAAACGAGTAAAGTCTCCACAACCTGGAGCAGACATAAAGGATTACACTGCGTTTCTTCAAGAAAGACTCGGTCAGAAAGACATAAAGAAACTTGTAAGCCAACTAGTAAACGCAAGCACACTTAACGACGTTGAGAAAATAACTAGCCTCAAGAGGATAACTAGAAAGACTGCCGGAAGAAAAATGTTAGACATAACAACTGAGTTCTGGATCAACAGTATCCTTTCTGGACCTACTACACAGATAGTGAACGTCATGGGTAACATGCTAACTAACACGCTGATGGTTGGAGAAAGGAGCATAGGAGCTTTACTTAGCGGAGATAAAGAACTAGCTAAAGCAACTATTAAATACGCGTACAGCTCTGAAACTTTCTTTGAAGCTCTTAAAGCTGCCGCTATTGCCTTTAAAACAGACGAGTCCAGATTGATGCGTGGAAGTAGACAGTTTGATGAATCAGACAGCGGACTTAAAGAGAGAAGTATAACAGCAGAAAACATACCTCTTCCCGGTAATATTAGATTATCAAATGAATCAACACTTGGGCAAGCTGTAAACTTTTTTGGAGGCGTAGCGCGAGTGCCTTCAAGATTTCTTGTTGGAGGCGACGAGTTCTTTAAGAACATGGCTTTCAGACAATACCTAAGAACTGAGTTTGCTATGGAAGCAATGAGTGACCCAAATATAGCCAAGAATGGAAAAGCTATTGCAGCTTATGTAGAAAGAGAAATGGGCAAAACCATGAACAAAGCTGGCACTTACTACAGTGAAATGGGAAGAATTTTAGAAGCCAATAGAGTACTCGACGAGCAAGGCTTAAAGTATGGCGATGGTCGCGAAGAAGCGATGGAAAAGATACTAGATCAAAAGTTTGACGAGACTAGATCAGCGATGGCCGAAAGAGCTGCGCGTTACACTAGAAAATCAACCTTTACATCTAACTACAACGAACTCCAGGTTCCAGCTTTGGAATCTATGGGTAACTTAGGAGCAACCATACTTAAAGCGCACCCGGAATTGAGATTTATTGTTCCGTTTCTTAAAACACCTTTAAACATTGTTAACTTCGGACTTGAGAGAACTCCTATAGGTCTGGCTATGTATGGCCTTAAAAAACATAGAGAGCGCTATAGAAAAATAATGGACGAGGGAACACCGCAAGAAAAAGCAGAACTTAAAGGAAGACTTGCGACAAGCGTTCTTACAACTGCATTTACTCTTGCATACGTAAACAGCAACGCAGAGTTTATAACAGGAGCTGGACCTCAAAGCAGACAGGAAAGAGACATTCTTAGAAAAGCTGGATGGCAGCCTTACTCATTTAAAACGCCTGAATGGTTCCCAGGAGGAGAACAATACATCAGTTATCAACGTCTTGACCCACTGGCAACAATGCTAACTATGGCAGCTGACTTTAGAGATTATCAGAAATTTGAGATTCCAGACGACAACGACGAAAACGCAGCTATAAACTTTGCTAACATGGCGATGATTTACGCTGTAAACCTTACCGACAAAACATTCCTTAAAGGTGTCAACAACATGTTCAACGTGCTTAGAGAACCTGAGTACTACGGACCGAAGTTGTTCAAAGATGTTGCCGCTGGTTTTATTCCTAACATAGCCAACCAACTTCAGAACACCGACACAGAAATAATTGTTAGAGAAGCACGGACAGTAGCCGACGCCACTCTTAGAAGGGTTCCTGTAAAGTCAAAAGACGTTGCGCCTAAAAGAACTGTTCTAGGAGAAGTCATCACAAGAGACAACCCTGGAGGAATCTTTGGGTCAACTCTAAATCCGTTTTACGTTTCAAAAGTTAAAAACGACGCAGTTGATAACGAACTCGCTAAACTAGGACACGGATTTAAAATGCCGTCTAAGAAACTATTCAACATTCCAAACATTGATCTTACAAAAATAGCTTCCACAAAAGGCAAGTACGACACGTATGACCGATGGATGGAGCTGAGGGGAACAGTTAAGATAGGCAACAAAACTCTAAGGCAAAGACTTAAAGATCTAATAGGAAAAGAAGGCTATCAAAAATTAGCTGACGAAGACTACTACGACAGCACAGCAATGAAGTCTCCTAAGATAAAAGCAATCACAGAAATTATTAATAGGTACAGCTCTAAAGCTCGCTTTGAGTTGATGAAAGAAACGCCTGAACTACAGGAAAAATATAAGGAGGCGATGAGGACTAAACGTGATTATCTACAAAACAAATTATAAAACAAACTTAAACACCATTACAATCAACCATGCCAAATTCATACATTGAATATACAGGATCAGGAACCGGGGCCAACCAACTAGGACAAAAGACATTTAGTTTTAGCAACATAGACGTTCTAAACGCAAACGATATAAACGCGTTCGGAGAAACATCAGGAGGTAATAGAGTAAATTTAACAATAGCCTCAAGAGATACAAACGCAAAAACAGTCACACTTAGCACAGCTCCATCTGCTTATGAGAAAGTAAGAGTATATAGGTCAACGTCTTCAAACGCCTTAATAGACTTTGTTGACGGTGCGCGACTGACAGAAAATGACCTGGATACCGCTTATAAACAAGGGCTGTTTGTTGCTCAAGAAGTCTCTGAAGACGCTGGGGGAGTTGGAACACAACTTACAAACGTTACTAACTTGTCTTTAGGCGGCACTACTAGCGTAGACGCTCTAAGCGCCAGCGGAACTGTAAGTCTCCCTTCAAGCACAGACTTGAGTATAAGCGATCTGACAGCAACTGGAGTAGTTAGAATATTTAACAATCCAAATGCCAATCACTTTTATAGAACAGGAACTTGGTCACCTAATATTATAATCAATGGTAGCAGTGTGGTTGATCTCCCGAACTCTAACAAGGACTACACGAAAATAGGAAGAGTTGTTTTTATTTCAGCGCATATCGTACTTTCAAGTGGCATAGGTAACGGATCTTTTACAATAACAGGTTTGCCCTTTAGTGTTGTAAGTCGAGGAACCATGTCAATGTCTGTTCTTAATTCTTCACATTCTTTTGAAGCCTTTGATCAAATTCCTACAGCATCCGTTGATGAGTCTGGAAGTGACGTAGTTTGTGACACAGCAGGAATATCTTATGCGGTTAACGATAGAATTAATCTAACAGGGTTTTATTTTACTTCATAACGCACACAATGAACAATCAATTCACGACACCTACAGTCGGTGTTTTAGGTCTTCTAGCAAACATAACACTCAACGACGTAAACGAGATTCTTGCAGTGCTTGTAGGTGCTGCTACGCTTGTTTACATGGTGTTAAAGATAATATCAGAAATACGTAAGAAAGGTAAATAACTACATGGACGCCAACGATAAAGACAACATGGGTAGAATGTATACTCTACAAGATCTACTCACAGACGAATTTATAACAAGAATTAAAACGGGAGACGCAGAACCCTCACTCCTAAACGCAGCTCGCCAGTATCTAAAGGACAACGGAGTACATTCAGGCTTAAAGCAAGACACTAAGCTTCAAGACCTTGTAAGTGTTCTTCCGTTTAAAGAGGAAGAAGGAATAGATAACGTAGTCAAACACCACGCTGCTAATTAATGAGAAGAAACTATAAAAAAGAATATAAAACTTATCACGCTTCCGAAACTCAAAAGAAACGAAGAGCCGGAAGAAACAAAGCGAGACGGCTTGTTGTTAAGTCAAAAGGTAAAGCAGCTCTTAAAGGTAAAGACATTGATCATAAAGACCGCAACCCTCTAAACAACAGCAGGAGAAACCTGAGAATACAAAGCAGAGCCAGGAACAGATCTCGAAACAAATAATTTACCACATGGAAATCCCTAGTGAATTAAAGGATTTCAGGAACTTTTTATATCTAGTTTGGAAACAATTAAATTTACCTGATCCTACACCAATTCAGTACGAGATAGCAGACTGGATGCAAAACGGACCCAAGAGAGCCGTCATTCAAGGCTTTCGAGGCGTAGGCAAATCTTGGATCTGTTCTGCTTATGTTGTCCACCAGCTGCTTCTAGATCCCTCAAAAAACATTTTAGTTTGTTCAGCCAGTAAAACTAGAGCAGATGATTTCTCTACTTTTACGTTAAGATTGATTCATGAGATGCCTATTCTTGAACATCTTATACCTAAAGACAAACAACGATTTAGTAAAATTAGTTTTGACGTTGGGCCAGCTCCAGCTTCACATGCACCCAGCGTTAAATCTTTGGGAATCACCTCACAGCTAACAGGAAGCCGAGCTGACATTATTGTTAGCGATGACTGCGAGGTTCCCAACAATTCGGCGACGCAAGGCATGAGAGATAAGCTTGGAGAGCAGGTTAAAGAATTTGAGTCCATTCTCAAGCCTGATGAGGAATCCAAAATTATCTTCTTAGGAACGCCACAATGCGAAGACTCATTGTATAACAAATTGATCGAACGTGATTATACATCGCGAGTGTGGCCCTGCAAGTACGTCACGCCCCAGAAGAATGAAAAGACATACTATGGGAGCGTGAGTCCGCTTTGCGTTGCCGAAGATAAAAAACAAACAAACAGATCAACAGAGCCAACAAGATTCAGTGAGATAGATCTAGCTGAAAGAGAAGTCAGTTATGGTAAAGCCGGGTTCGCTATGCAGTTTATGTTGGATAGCCGCCTGTCTGACATCGACCGTTACCCTCTAAAGATAAACGACTTAGTTGTGATGGACATAGACGAAGAGGTCGCACCAGAAAAAGTAGTATGGGCGCAGTCTCCTGAACTAACCTGGGGAGGCGATGTGCCTAATGTTGGCTTTACAGGCGACAGGTTCTACCGCCCCTTTAAGCAAGTTGGAGACATGGTAGAGTTCACTGGCTCTGTTATGTCCATTGACCCTTCCGGTCGTGGTCGTGATGAAACATCCTGGGCAGTAGTAAAGATGCTTAACGGTTATCTCTACGTACCTGACGCTGGCGGAATGCAGGGAGGCTACGGCGAAGACGTGCTTAAAGTCCTCGCTATGAAAGCCAAGAAACATAAAGTCAACTACATCATCGTTGAGTCAAACTTTGGTGACGGCATGTTCTCAGAACTCTTTAAGCCCTTTTTAACCAAGATACACCCCTGCTCTATTGAGGAGGTTAGGCATAGTATTCAAAAAGAAAAACGGATCATTGACACCCTGGAGCCAGTCATGAGTCAACATAAGCTTGTCATAGACCCAGAGGTTATAAAGAACGACTTTACCACAGCTCAAAACTACGCTCTTGACTCACAACTTCGCTACCAGCTGATCTACCAGATGTCACGCATAACACGAGACAGAGGAGCTATAACACACGACGACAGGCTTGACGCACTTGCTATGGCTGTAAGCTACTGGACAGAACAAATGGCACAGGACGCAGAGAAGAAAATTAAAGACAGAAAAGAAGAGCTACTCAACGCAGAGCTAGAAAAGATACACGACGCCTACTTTAGGAACAAACAACACCACAGGAATAGCCCTAACTGGCTTTAGGATTTACGAGGTGGGCTTAGAGCAGCTTTTGGCTGTGTGTATTCATTTTAAATTAACAACGATTTGTAGAGGAAATATGAAGGACATTAAAGAAGACCTGTTCAAGGCTCAAGAACACATCAGTAACGCCATTGAACACATCAACGAAATAGAAAAGCTTAAAGAACAACCAACTGCTATCCCCTTTCCAACCAACAGTATACCTAGAGATGAACTTAACGTCGCTATCTGCGTAGGACACTCCAGGTCCGGCGATACTGGTGCTGTATCATGTGGAGGAATCAACGAGTGGACCTACAATAAGAAGGTCGCTGAATACCTGAAGTCAGACCTCCAGGAATATGGCATCAGTAGCTTTGTCGTAGATGACTACGGAGGAACCTATGGCTCCTACACATCTGCCATGAACT